TCGTAAATTAGGAGACCCACCCGATCAAAGATTTGAAATAGGTAGAGATTACAACAGCGAATCGGTATTTGATGAGTTACAAGAAGCCCAATTATGGGGAGAAATTCATAGAGCAGCCAAGTCCAATCCTGCTTTACAAGATGCTATAGATCGTGTTAAAATTGTGTATGCACTTAGTAAACAAGATGAACCCTTACCACATCATCCAGTATGACAGATAAACTAAACATAGCTAACGAAATGCGAGCCTTTGATAATAAAGATCGCAATTTTTACAACAGCCTTAGTGACGAAGAACGCAAAAAGTTTAGCACATATCTCATGATTCGTTGGGGCAGCGCAGTACAAGGCAGTACAGAATTGCAACAATATTATTTGTTATCTTGCAATGAAAATTTCAATAAACATTTTTTTGATTTAGCCAAGTATCCAGAACTACAGTGGTTAAGTGCAACAACTGTGAGTCCAGGTATGGGCACGTTTAGGCATGATTGGATCAAACAAAAAAAACGCGAAAGCTCAAATAACAAAACAGTTAAATTTTTAAAACAAATTCGACCAGAACTCAAAGAAGATGAATTAGAGTTGTTAGCTAAAATTAACAGTATCAACGATTTAAAACAATTGGCTCGTGAGCATGGATGGGATGATAGAAAAATCAAAGCCGAGCTGTAAGTGTAAATACTGCGAGCGCGAGTTCAGAAAAGAAAGCACACTCACAGCTCATTTATGCGAGCCAAAACGCCGATGGCAACAAGAAACCGAAACAGGAGTTCAATTTGGACTTAGAGCGTATCTGCAATTTTATGAAACTACACAAGGTAGCGCACAACTTAAAAGCTACACTGACTTCGTTGCAAGTCCGTATTACAATGCTTTTGTACGGTTCGGTAGATACTTGGTTGCTATTCGCTGTATTAACAGCAACAGCTTTATCAGTTGGTTATTGAAGAACAATAAAAAATTAGATCATTGGTGCAAGGACAAGTTCTACGAAGAATGGCTTTATGAGTATATTAAAAAGGAAGCAGTCCAGGATGCGCTGGAACGCAGCCTCCGAACCATGGAGGAGTATGCCATTGGAGATAGTGGGATTACTACTTTCAGCCATTATTTTAAGTACGGTAATCATAATAGGATTTGTCATCATATTACCACTGCTCGCGTTAGTCCTTGGGTTGTTTACAACTGCAATAGTGGTATTGAGTTTCTTGAGCAACTTCATGAGGAGCATTTGGCCATTGTTCTTCCTTATATTGATCCTGATTATTGGAATCGTAAGTTCCGGGATTACGTGGCCGATGTAGAATGGTGCAAGCACATCTTAAAAGCAGCAGGCTTATGAAATTTACCAGTGATATTGATATTGATGTGGCCAACAGAGATCAAGCACTTGCATTGATTAAACATGTAGATGCAAGTATTATACGCGATGGCAAAATAGCTAAACATAATACAGGTGCATACTTTACAGAAATTCCCGTTGATCCTTTTACTGGACGAGCAAGTTTAGATTATGAAGAAGCAGAAAAGCGTGGGTATATCAAGCTTGATATTCTTAATGTAGGGTTATATCAACAGGTACGATCTGAAACGCATTTGCAAGAATTAATGAGTCAAGAGCCATTATGGGACTTGTTACGTGCGCCTGATTTTTGCAGTCAGTTGATACACATAGGTTCGCATCACGACACACTAATGCGAATGCCCGAGCCTGTTGATAGTATTCCAAGACTGGCCATGTTCCTTGCTATAATACGCCCAGCAAAGCGTCATTTAATTGGAAAATCATGGGCAGAAGTTGCAGAAACTGTTTGGGAGCGACCTGCTGGAGACGAATACTATTTTAAAAAAGCACATGCTGTAGGTTATGCACACTTGGTAGCAGTCAACATGAACTTGATTTGTGAACAAGTCAGCTACGGATACAGCTAACCAACCTTACGTACCAAAGTAATTGATCTACGTTTGCTGCGCTTGGCAGCAATTTCTTTAAGGCTCACCTGCGGGCCAAACTTGATTTCCACATCTTTTGAGTTCATGGTTTTGACCACTGTCCTGAACGGTTGCCACTCGGCTTTTAGAAACACATTGATAGGTATCAATCTATTACTTTCCCACCACCACATTTCTGCAAGTTCTAAAAACTGCTGTTTTTGTTCAAGCGTTCGTAGAGCACCGTAATCGTAGATTGTGGTAATAACTTCATCCAAGTTCTGTATTACGCCTATGTATTCATTGCCGCCGTATACGAGGTAAGTCAAGAATGGGTATTTTTTTAGTAATTCTGTGTAATCAGGTTCTACCATTTTTTCAATAAATACAAGATAATGCAAATCCAAGCTTATTTATATCCGAATACAGTCACGGTCCAATTATGGGATCAGAGTATTTTCACACCAAGGAACAGAGTCGTGTACAGTCGCCCCGTTAAAATTTATCAAGGCATAGATAATCCTATGCAGATTGTTGTGCTTAATCAGGATCAAAAGCCAGTAGATCTTACTGGTTATATTGTTCAAATGGACATACAAGATCCACTTGCAGAAGGCAGCGTAGAAAGTGTAGCTGTTGGTTTTACTGACATTACAAAAGGTCGCGGTACTTTTGCTATTACCAAATCAGTTGCGAACAGTTTAGATCAACGCTTTTACAAAATGACACTTAAACTAATTGAGCAGGCAACTAACCAAGAAAGACCGTTGTATATAGATGCCAATTGGACTGCACCCATTGACTTAGAAGTGTTACCGGGTTGGTACGAAAGCATGCCGCTTACACTAAACAGCGACGAAGTGCTTGATGCAGGAACAATACAATGACTATAAATTACAGCAAACAAGTTTTAATAAAAAGGGGTAACACAGCGGCCAGCAGCAGTTATACTGGTCCACTGGGTGAAATTACTTTTGACACGGATTTAAACACTATCAGAGCACACGATGGTACAACTGCAGGTGGTCATATTCTTGCAAACGTTTCACAAATTAACAGTAATATAAATCTATCAGCAGTTAATGCTAATGTAGCTGCGGCCAATTTAACTATAGCATTGACTAATGCAAACATTGGAGCATTTCAAACCTACGCTAACATTGAATTTACAGATTTATGGGCAAATGCCGCTGCTCAAACTATTGCCCTTGACAATTTTATAGCCGGAACTGGCTTTGCTACATCAGCTAATCTTGGTGCTTATCAAATATTTGCTAATGCAAACATTGGAGCTTATCAGAATTATGCAAATGTAACATTTGCCGAATTGAGTGCAAATTTAGGAAACATAATTGTTGGCACAGGATTCGTTACACAAACCCAATTAATAAACAATGTTAATATAATAAGTGCTAATGTTGGCAGCTTTCAAATTTTTTCAAATGCAAATGCAACACTTCAAAGTCAGGCACTGTTTCAGGCAAATATAGATCACGCGGCAAATACTATTGCAGCAAATGCATTAATTTCTGCATTGCAGACAAATGCCGCTATACAGCAAACACAGATAACTGCATTAGATGCAAATATTGGTAGTATAATCACTGGAACAGGCTTTGCCTCGTTAGATCAACTTAATGCCAATGTTGGAATATTAAACACAAAATTAAGGGTGAATGTTGAAATAATAAGTGCCAATTTAGGTGCATATCAGATATTTACAAATGCTAACTCTATTGCTCAGAGTAATTCAATTGATGTTTTGTTGACAAACGCAGCAACTCAAGCAACTTCAATCAATTCATTAAATGCAAACATAGGTTCATATCAAACTTTTGCTAACGCCAATGTGGTAGCCATAATGGCCAACTTAGGTGTTACACAAATATGGGCTAATGCTAATATAGCTACTATTAATTCTAATTTAGGCGCCTATCAAACTTATGCAAATGCCAGTGTGGTAGTAATACAGGCCAATTTAGGTGCATATCAAACCTATGCCAATGCCAATGCTGCATTGCAGACTAATGAATTAAATAATTTACTTGCTAACGCCGGAGCGCAAGCTACAAGTATAAATCTATTAACTGCCAGTGTAACTGCGGCAAATAGTGCAATTACCACACTAACTGCCAATGCCGCCACACAGGCTGGTCTAATTACCACTGTCAATGCCAATGTGACTGCGGCCAATGCTGCCATCACAAGCTTACAAAGTAATGCTGCGGTACAACAAGGTGTTTTAGATGTATTGTCTGGCAACGCAGTGACTTCAACACTTGAGCTGCAACAATTAACCAGTAATGCAGCGGTTCAGGCAGCAAATCTTGTTGTATTGATTGCTAACGCAGCCACACAAGGGGCAAGCCTTACAGTGTTGGTTAGTAATGCAGCAGCACAGGCCACAGCCTTGGACAATATTAATTCAAATATTGGTGCATATCAAATATTTGCTAATGCAAATGCCACAATCCAAGCCAATTCGATCACAACAATTGATGCCAATTTGGGCTCATTATCGCTGTCAATCGACAATTTAACTACAAACGCAGCAACACAAGGTGCTTCGTTACTAAGCTTAGATGCAAATTTAGGCACAGCCACTACCAATATAACTGCATTACAAGCCAATGCCGCAACACAGGGTAATACATTAAACAATATTGGTGCAAACGTTGGGGCATATCAAACATATGCCAATGCCAATGCCGCAACTCAGTCTGACTCAATTACAACACTGATTGCCAACACTGTAACCTTGACTCAATCTGTCGATTCACTGAGTGCTAATGCAGCAACACAAGGTGCAACTCTTGTTACACTGGATGCCAACTTGGGTACAGCAGCCACAAATATAACCAGCTTACAATCTAATGCTGGCAGTCAAGCAGTATCAATAAATTCTATTAGTGCCAATCTGGGTTCTTATCAAACTTATGCAAATGCAAATGCTGCCGCACAAGCAACCAGTTTAAGTTCATTAATAGCAAATACCAATGTATTAACTGCTGATATTAATGCATTGTACGCCAATGCTGCTCAACAACAAAGCGATATGGCAAACATTGTGATAGGCTCTGGATTTGCATTAATCACGCAATTGACAGCTAATGTAGATACTATAAATGCCAACATTGGTGCCTATCAAACTTTTGCAAATGCCAATGCTGCCGGGCAAACTACAGAAATAAATTCACTGCGAGGAAATATTACAGCAGCAAATGCAGCCATCACTTCTTTGCAATCTAATGCTGCTACACAAGCAACAGAAATAAATTCTTTACGAGCTAATATTACCGCGGCAAATACATTGATACCAAATTTATCTGCGGTATCGGGAAATATTTTACCAAGCGCAAATGTAACCTATAGCTTGGGTGACGCTACACATCAATGGAAGGACCTATGGGTCAGTAACAACACCATCTACATTGGCAACACTCCTATTAGAGTAGATGGCGGT